CATCAATCATAAACAATGCCATGAATAATCAAGGCAAAATGGGAGTCGTATAATGTCAGGACAATTTCCAACATCTCCTAATTTTAGAAGTTTAAATTTTAAAGATAATAGACCTACTTTATTGAATCAGACTTTATCAGGTAAAAAACAAGTTAGACAAATAGGTAGTCAATATTTTTCTTTTACAGTGCAAATGCCACCATTACAACAAGAAAAGGCTCAAGAAGTATTTGCATTTTTACAAAAACAAAAAAGTTCTTTTGAGGACTTTACTATAGTTGCACCCTTAGATAATTTAGGTGCTGGTAAAGCAGAAACAGATATTCAAGTAGTTGGAGCTCATACATCAGGAGATGCTTCTATTGCCTTAGATGGCTTCTCGGCTAGTCAGACAGGTGCTTTAAAAGCAGGTGATATAATTAAGTTTGCCAATCATAGTAAAGTCTATATGGTTCAATCAGATATTGATTCTGATGGTAGTGGAGCATTAACTGTTCTTATATCACCAAATCTAGTAGCATCTCTAGCAGATAATGAAGCTGTTACTGTAAATAAACCTAGTTTCACTGTTTATCTTGAAAATAATGAGATTATGTATTCAACAGATGCTAGTGGTTTTTATAGTATTTCATTTGATGTTAGAGAGGTTATTAGCTAATGCCTAGAAGTTTATCATCTGCTTTACAAACTCAAGTATCATCAACAGCAACTAAGACAGCTTTTCTAGTTGAGTTAAATCTATCATCTACTATTAGATTAACTGATTGGTATTCTAATGTTACTTATGATTCAAATACTTATGAAGCTGGTGGTAGTTTTCTAGGTGTAGATAGCACAACTGAAACAGGTCAATTACAAGTGGATGAGCTAAATATAGTTTGTTCTAATATAACTAATCAAGTTAGGTCTTTGGTAGAAGATGGTTCTTTTACAGATAAAATAGTAGATATTTATTTAGCCTACTTTAATACAGATGAAACTATAGTAGGTGCAATAAATTATTTTACAGGTCAAATAAGAAATGTAGCTATACAAGAAGATATAGATAATTCAGTTCTTACTCTAACAGTTGCTTCACATTGGGCAAACTGGAATCTAACTAAAGGTAGACATTATTCAGATGAATCACAACAAACATTTAGTTCAGGTGATAGAGGGATGGAATTTGCAACTCAGGTTAAATCAGATGTTAGGTGGGGTATGTAATCATGGGTGGATTCTTTAAAGCAATAGGAACAGCAATTTGGAACACTATACAAAAGATAGGTTATGGCACGTTAAAAGTTTCATTTAGTCAGGCATTATCTTTAGCAACTCTAGCAATAGGTGTTAAAGGCTATATGCAAGCTAGACAAATGATGGCTAAAGGTCAGGATATTCTAGCTAATAAAACTGCTGCTGGTGGCAAGATACCAGTCATCTATGGGACTCGCAGAGTCGGAGCACAAGTTATTTATATGGATGTATCTAACAATGATTCACGTCATGTATTTTTAGTTTATGCCCTATCTATAGGTGAATGTGAAGAAGTGCTTGGTAGAACTATTGAGTTAGATGGCAATCCTTTAACTGATTCTTCTAGGTTTAAATATGGGTGTTATATAGGTTCAGATAAAATAAGTTCAGGTTCAGGTTCATTAAATACAGTTACTCAAGTTGGTGGTACAATTAGTGCTGGAGCAGGTGGCTTTGGCACAAGTCCTACATCAAGATATAGAATTACTTTTAACATACATCATGGAGCTGCATCACAAACAGCAGACCCAATGCTTGTTGCTTCTATGCCTAATTGGACTACATCTCATAGATTAGATGGTATCTGTTATATAGCAACTCATTATAAGTTTGATAAAGAAGGTATGTTTTCAGGCATACCACAAATGACTGTTCAGGTTAGAGGTAAGAAAGTATTTGACCCAAGAGATAATACACAAACATTTGGAACTGTATCTACTTATAAGTATTCTGATAATCCAGCTTTAACTTTTCTTGATTACATTTCTAATAATGAGTATGGAAAAGGATTAACTGCATCACAACTTAATATGTCAACCTTTAGCTCTGCTGCTAATGTTTGTGATACTCAGGTTGACCAGCCTTATTTTAATGGTTCATCGCAATCAGTAACTTGGTCTGCTAATAGTGGAGATGATTTTTTTACTATTTCAGGAACAGGTGCTAATGATGTGTGGTGGCAAAATAAGATAGGACAAATAATAGACCTTTTTGATGCTAATGATAATGGTGTTTTAGATGGTAGTGAGATTAAAGACATACAAAGAACTCATTTCTTTGAACAGGTTGAACAATATTTGGTTTATATAGATGGTAGTTTTACTAGCTCTTATTCATCACAAACAGGTACTTCATTATTAAAAGTTAGAAGATTTCATTGTAATGGATATTTAGATACTAATAAAAATGTAATGGAAAACGCTAAAGAGCTACTTTCCAATATGAGAGGTATCTTTCTTTATATTAATGGTCAATACGAATTATCAATAGAAGATACAGGTTCTTCTTCATTTAGTATTAATGATAATCATATTATATCTGATGCTGGTATATCAGTTGATTATGGCAATAAAGATAAAAAAGCAAATAAGGTCATCATTGAATTTTTTAATGGTAATAAAAAATATGAATTGGATACAGCTACAGTTTTACATGATGCTAACCCTGAATATTATTCAGATGACAATGATGAGATATTAGAAATTAAAGCTGAGTTTCCTTATATAACTGACCCATATATAGCTTATAACATGGGTAAAGCAATCTTAACTAGAAGCAGAAATCAAACAACATTACAGTTCTTAGGAACTCCTGAAATGTATAAGTTAAATGTAGGAGATATAGTAGATTTAACTTATGCAGGTTTAGGATTCTCAGGCAAGATTTGTAGAGTTGAAGCATTAGAATTACAACCTAATGGTTTAGTTGCAGTTAGTTTAATAGAATACTTTGATGTTTATACATGGGAAGTACCACCTCAAGAACCTGTAGAAGAATTAGCTAACTTACCTTCTGCTTATGCAGTTAAAGCACCAACAGGTTTAACATTTACTGATTCTGATTCTAGTTCTACAGGTAGACCTATTTTATCTTGGACTGCTCCAACTGATTATCCTGATTATGAATTTAGGGTTAATGTTGTAGATAGTTCAGGCAATCAACTGATGAACAGAATAGTTAATACCACTGAAGCTGAACTTAATTTTACACCTACAGGAAATAACTATGTTGCTAGTATTACTTCATTAAATACTTTAGGAACTGAATCAGATGCAACTACACTTACTTTTAATTTAACTACTGAACCTGTTGCAGAAGGTGATATAAGAGCAAATGCAATTACAGCTAATAAAATAAATGTAAATGAATTATCTGCTATATCTGCTGATTTAGGTTCTATTGATGCAGGTAGTATGAATATAGGTTCAGGTAACTTTACTGTTTCAACAGCAGGAGTTATGACTGCAACTGGTGCAACTATTTCAGGTCAAATAAGTGCAACTACTGGTGCGATAGGTGGTTTTACTGTTGGCTCTACGTCTTTAACAGCAGGTTCAGGCTCATCAAGAATATCCTTATCTACAGCAGATGGCATACATCTTGGAAACGATACTTTTGCATCTGCTCCATTTAGGGTAGCTTTAGATGGCTCTGTAACTGCTACAAATGCAACTATTACAGGAGCTTTAACTTTAACAAATATAGATGGTACAACAGTTACATATACTGGTGGACAACTTGGCGTAGGTACAATTAGTGGTGGTAATCTTGGTGACAGTGCTGTATTTCCAGCAACATTAAGATATGAAAGGTCTGATGCAACAACAGCACCTACAGATTCAGAATTTAATACAGCTTTTGGTAGAGACCCTAAAGAAAATGATATTGTTGTAGTTGTTAGAACTGATACTAATGCTCAAGTTGCTTACAAACACGATGGCACTTCTTTTTCTGTAATTACAAATTATATAGATGGCGAATTAATTGTTGATGGCACTATTACAGCAGACCAATTAGCAGCTAACTCTGTTGAAGCGAATCAGATAAATGTAGGAACTTTATCAGCTATATCTGCAAACATGGGTGCTATTACAGCAGGTACAATTAACAATACTACTAATACGCCAACAGCAGGTCAAGAACCTACAGGTTCTCAGGCTGGAACAGCAATTGACTTGGCTTCAGGAGCATTTACGTTTGGTAATGTAAATTCATTTTTATACTTCAATACTACTGATGGATTAGTTCAGGGTGGTTTAACTCCATTTAGAGACACTGTATCTATTTATTATCAAGGTTCAACAGCACCATCTTCGCCTAGTGATTCATCTATGACATATACCAGTACAGGTGCTTTTTCTTTTACCACTAATGCTCCTACTGGATGGACATTAAGTATACCTAATACTACTGATAATATTTATGTGGTTCAGGCTAATATTGGTAGAACTGGAGCTGGAACTACTACTGCATCATGGGGTGCTGTAAGTTTGCTGAGAGCTGCAACAGTTACAGGAACATCTTTAGCAACATCTCCAGCAACAATTGCCTTTAGCTATGCAAGTCCAAGTTCTACTTCTCCTGAAAGTTACTCTAATAGCTATACTGTAACAGCATCAGGAGCTTATAGTCATTCTGTTGGTATTACTGCAACTGTAGCAAGTGGAACGTGGACTTCATTAGGTGCTAGTTCTATTACAGTTAGTGAGGTTAGTGGTGATACAGGTGAGTTTACAATTAGCTCAATTACACATCAAAGCAATTTTGAAGAAAAAACATGGTCTTGGACAGTAACGCATACTTCATCAGGTTCAACAGTTAGTCAGTCAACACTTTCAATTAACCCAACACTTCAATAGATTAATATGTATGCACTGCAACAAACACATAAAAACAAGAGGATAATGATTTATAAATTATAAACATAGGTATAAAATTAATAGAAAAGAGATTTAATTATGGCACAACACGATTACAACATAGCAAACCAGTCAGGTGCAGATTTCAGAGCAGATTTAAACAATGCTCTTTTAGCTATTGCAACAGTCAATAGTGGAGCAACTGAACCATCAACTACATTTGCCCATCAATTATGGGTAGATACATCTAGTAGTGTATTAAAGATAAGAAACGCTGCTGATAATGCTTGGATTACTACAGGTGTTAGTATTACTGCATCAAATACATTTACAGGTGACTTAACAGGTAATGTCACTGGTAATGTAACAGGTAATGTTACTGGTAATGTAACTGGAGACCTAACAGGTAATGCTGATTCTGCTGATACTTTAAGTACAGCAAGAACCATATCTTTATCAGGAGATGTTGTAGGCTCAGCTTCTTTTGATGGTAGTGCCAATATAGATATAGATACAGTAGTTCAAATTAATTCAATTACTTTAGGAACTGATACAACTGGTGATTATGTTGAATCTATGTCAGGTGGAACTGGTGTAACAGTAACAGGTGGAACTGGTGAAGGTTCTACTCCTAGTATTGCTATAGGACAAGCTGTAGCTACAACTGATGATGTTGCTTTTAATAGTGTTACTGCTCCTGATTTTATTGGTGATTTACATGGTGCTGTAAGATTCCCAGCTAAAGCAGATGGTGCTTTATCAAAGGGTGATGTGGTTTATATTTCAGGTGTTACTGGTAATAATCCAACAGTAGCAAAAGCTAAAGCTGATGATGCATCTAAAATGCCTGCATTTGGTTTGGCTGCAAGTGATGCTAGTGATAATGCTAGTGTTTCTATTTTAACTTTTGGTACTTTATCAAATATTGATACATCACAATTATCAGTAGGACAAATATTATATGTATCTACAACAGCAGGAGAATATACAACAACCCCACCTTCAGGTGAATCAGCACAAATACAAAACATAGGTAAAGTTCAAAGAAGTCATGCAAGTGCTGGTTCAATAAAAGTAGGTGGTGCTGGAAGAAGTAATGCTACGCCTAACTTAGATAATGGCAAGATATTTATAGGTAATGGTTCTAATCAATCATCAACAGCAACACTTGATACTTCTATAGTTGTTGAGAATACAAATTTATATTATACGCAAGCACGATTTGATACAGCATTTGGAAATAAAGATACTGATGATTTAAGTGAAGGAACTACAAATCTTTACTATACATCTACAAGAGCAAATACAGATTTTGATACAAGATTAGCTACTAAAGATACAGGTGATTTAAGTGAAGGTACTAATCTTTATTACACAACAGCTAGAGTTAATTCAGCATTTGATACAAGACTTGCAACCAAGTCTACATCTGATTTAACAGAAGGCACTAATTTATATTACACAACTGCAAGATTTGATTCTGCATTTGGTAACAAAGATACTGATGATTTAAGCGAAGGTACTACTAACCTTTACTATACAGATGCAAGAGCTAACTCAGCTATAGATACAAGAGTTACTAAAGCATTTGTTGATGCATTAAATGTACAAGCTGCAAGCGTAGATGCTAATTCAGTAGCACTAGGAACTGATACTACAGGTAACTATGTTCAAACAATTACAGGTACAGCTAATAAGATTACAGTGTCAGGAAGTGGTAGTGAGTCTGCAGATATAACACTATCGCTACCTGATGATGTTCAGATTGCATCTGATTTAACAGTAGCAGGTAATTTAACAGTCAATGGAACACTAACATCTCTTGATACTACTAACCTAGATATAGAAGATAACTTATTCCAGCTTAATGCAGGATTAACAGGTAGTCCTGTAAATGATTCAGGTATGCTTATTAATAGAGGTACTGCTGATAATGGTATCTTTATGTGGGATGAATCAGTAGATAAATTTACACTAGGATTAACAACAGCAGATGGTAGTGCTACAGGTAATATTACTCTTAATTCACTTGGTACTTTAGTTGCTAACTTAGAAGGAAATGTCACTGGTGACGTTACAGGTACAGTTTCTAGCATAAGCAATCATTCAACCTCAGACTTATCAGAAGGAACTAATCTTTATTACACTGATGCTAGATTTGATACAAGGCTTGGAACAAAAGATACTGACGATGTATCAGAAGGTTCAAGCAATCTTTACTATACAACAGCAAGATTTAATTCTGCTTTTAGTGGTAAATCTACAAGTGATTTATCAGAAGGTAGTAATCTATATTATACAAGTGCTAGAGCTAACTCTGACTTTGATACAAGACTTGCAACAAAAGATACTAGCGATTTAGCTGAAGGAAGCAACCTTTATTATACTGATGCTAGAGCTCAAGCTGTTTCTATTAACAATGTTGTAGAAGATACAACTCCTCAGCTTGGTGGTAACTTAGACTTAAATTCAAGCGATATTACAGGTACAGGTGATATTAATATTACAGGTAGTGTAACAGCTTCAGATTTAGAAATAGATTCAGGAACTTTATCAGTTGATGCTACAAATAATAGGGTTGGAATTGGAACGACTAGTCCAGTAAGACCTCTTCATTTATCTACAAGTAGTGGTGGTTCAATAATTCATTTAACTGATGATTCTACTGGTCACACTGCTACTGATGGTGTTGATATACAACAAGAAGGAACTTTATTCCAAATATTAAATAGAGAAGCTGGTGATATAAGATTTGGTACTAATGCAACCGAAGCCATGCGTATAGATTCTTCAGGCAACTTATTAGTAAATCGTACTTCTACTTTAAATAATGCACAAACATCAATTAAGGGTGCTTCAGGTAAGCAGGTTTTAACACTACAGACAACTACAGATGGTAACAGCTTAATTCAAGGTTTTAATTCTTCAGATGCTCTTGCATTTCAAGTAACTGGTGGAGGTAGTTTATATGCATCAGGCAATGTTGGAATTGGAGTTAGTAGTCCTAATGCTAATTTACACATAGGCGATGCAAGTGCTACAGGTGATGCAACAAATCCAGCTTTACAAATAGGTGGTGCTTCTACTTATAGATTAGGTATGTATACATCTACTGAAGGTGCTGTTATTGAAAACAAGAATGGTGATGATGGTATTCAGTTTAGAGTAAAAACTGCTGGTGAAGCCATGAGAATAGATGGTGGAACAGGCAAGGTTGGAATTGGAACGACTAGTCCTAGCCATGATTTAACAATACAAAAATCAGGACAAGATAATTATATAAGAATTGGTTCTAATTCAGATGGTTATGATGCAGGTGTATATTTTGGTACAAATGCTGATTGGTCAATAGGTATTGATAATTCAAATAGCAATGCTTTTAGTGTTGCAAGTGGCTCAACTGTAGGAACAAATCCTAGAGTTACCATTGATTCTTCAGGAAATGTTGGAATTGGTGATACATCACCTTCAGCTAAATTAGATGTTTCTGTAAGTGGTTCAGGAACACAAACAGCTTTAATATTAAATAATAGTCATGGTTATGGAAGTGGAGTTGGTACTGCTGCTGCTGCTCTACAATTTAGAAGAGATAGTGGCGGTGGTGGAGAATCAACGCCTACAGCACAAATTCATTCAAGCAACGAAGCAGAAACAACAAGCAACCCTAGTAATTTAGTATTTTCAACAAAAAATAGTTCAGGCACTTTAACTGAAGCTATGCGTATTGATAGTTCAGGTAATGTTGGAATTGGAACGAGTAGTCCTAACTCTTATTCAGGTCAAACTGCATTGACTATAAACTCAACTGGTGTAGCAAGATTAGATTTAGATATTGGTAATACTATACAAGGTCATCTCCTTGCTGAAAGTGGTTATACAGGATTATTTGCAGAAAGTGGAAATAGTTTAAGATTTGGCACTGGTTCAGAGAGAATGCGTATTGATAGTTCAGGAAGAATATTAATTGGCACAACTACATCAAACCCAGTAAGTATTGCAGACCATAGATTAGTAGTTGAACTAAATTCAAGTTTTTCTGGTATTGCTGTTGGTGCTGATGGACTTGTAGATACTAGAGCAGTTATGACTTTTTATAATGATAATGGAACAGTTGGTTCTATTACTACAAGTGGTTCATCAACTGCTTATAACACATCTTCAGACTACAGATTAAAAGAAAATGTAGATTATGAATTTAATGCTCTTGATAGGGTTGCACAATTAAAACCAGCTAGATTTAATTTTATAGCTGATGCAAATACAACAGTTGATGGTTTCTTAGCTCATGAAGTACAAGACATAGTTCCTGAAGCTATACAAGGTGAAAAGGATGCAGTCAAAGAAGAAGAGTATGAAATTAGTCCAGCAGTATTAGATGATGATGGTAATGTTGTTACTGAAGCTGAAATGGGAACAAGACAAGTACCTGACTATCAAGGCATAGACCAAAGCAAACTTGTACCTCTTTTAACTAAAGCTATACAAGAACAACAAGAACTCATAAATAATTTAACAGCTAGGATAGAACAGCTAGAAAATTAGTATATAATTTAATTTTAATAAACTTATAGGAGAGTTAAATGAGTAAAGAAGAAAATAAAATGGAAAACCAAGAACCAGTAGTAATCACATTTAATGGCACTGAATACAGAGCTTCTGATTTAAACGAAGAGCAAATGGCTTTAGCTGCTAAATTAAATATTGCTGGTAAAAAACTAGCTAGACTTCAAGAATACTATGATGATTATGTCATTACTGATGAATATAAGAATCTTTGTATTCAATCATTTGATAGAGCTATCAATGTTGAAGTTGAAACTGAGGTAGAAGAGGAAAAATAAATGCCAACTCGTAAGACTACAGCAGAAGTCCACACACAATTACAAGTACATGAGAAGATGTGCGAAGAAAGATGGAAAACTATTTATAGAAAAACTGATGATTTACAAGCATCAATAAATAGTATGAGAATGTGGCTTTTAGGTGGTCTTACAACAATAGTAGCATCCTTGATAACAATTATTATTAGAGGTTTACTTTAATAATTATTAATTTATGATAGACAAACTTATCGAACCAGTTAGCAACATTTTAGATAAATTTGTTGCTGATAAAGATATAAAAACAAAACTATCTCGCGAGTTGGAGAAGGAAATTATTTCTCTAAATAGAGCACAATTGGAAGTAAACAAAGTTGAAGCAGGACACAATAATATATTCGTTGCAGGGTGGCGTCCTTTCATTGGTTGTATATGTGGTCTTTCAATCGCTTATCACTTTATCTTAGAACCTGTCATTCAATATATTCTTATTGTCAATGCAATTCAATTTGATACTCCTGAGTTTGACTTTAGTCAGCTATCTACAATCG